GTGGGAGGCTTGGGAGGGAAGAACTTTGCAAAAAGACAAAACAGCGGTTGCATAAAAACCGAGGCGTCTATATTCGCGGCCCCTGTTTCCAAACAGACCCTGCTCGGGTGGCGGAATTGGTATACGCGCAAGACTAAGGATCTTGTGCCGAAAGGCTTAAGGGTTCGAGTCCCTTCCCGAGCACCACCCCTTGGTAATCAAGGGGTTGGCGTGTGTGAAAATGGTGGTTTTGACAAGCCTCACAGGAGCATGCATGACAAAAGCATGACAAAACCGGGTCTTCCTACCCGGCTAAAAAAAGGTTTCCCCCTCCGGATCAAGCATGGCAGCGCTGTCGTGCCAATTTATTCGGGTGTGGTGCATGGCCGGGATCGCTACACAGTGGCTTTTCATCTGGACGGTCAGCGAGTCCGGCGAACTTTCGGCACCTTGGAGCGGGCCAAAAGCGAGGCGCTGCTTGCGGCCAAGCGCATCCAAAGCGGCATGGCTGCTACCAACGACATCAGCCCCGCTCAGCGTGAATGTTATCTGGCAGTGGACCGGTTGGTGGCACCCTTCAACATTCCTGCCGTGGCAGCGGTGGATGAATACGCCCGATGCCGCCAACTTCTGGGTGACGTGCCGCTCATGGTGGCGGTCCAGGAATTTGTCCGCCGAACAAGAGGGATGACCCTCGGGGTTAAGGTTCCGGCCATTATTCCGGAATTGATCGAGTCCAAGAAGCAGGATGGCTTAAGCGCCAGCTATGTGAACCAGCTTGCCATCACGGCTCGAAGGTTTGCCCAGGCATTCCCAAATGAGATCACATCCATCGGTTCTGGAGAAATTGACCTGTGGCTTCGTCGCCTCGGCGGATCGCCAGTGACTCGCAACTCTATACACCGATGCATCAAGGTGCTCTTTTCTTTCGCGAAGTCGCGCGGATATCTGCCCCGCTCTGAAGCGACTGCAGCAGAGATGCTGCCACTCGCCAAGGCAGGCGACTCGGTAACGGAGATTTTTCGTGCACAAGATATCCAAAAGCTTCTGGATGCCTGCCCTCCACATCTTTTGGGTTTCGTCGCGATTGGGGCTTTTGCTGGGCTTCGAGTCGCAGAGATTGGCCGTCTTGATTGGTCTGCTGTGGATCTCGAGCGCAAAATCATCATGCTCAGGGCGGATCAGGCCAAGACTGCCTCTCGCCGAATTGTTCCCATCACCAGCAACCTGCAAGCCTGGCTTCGCCATCTGAATCGCTGTGGGGCGGTGACGCAAGGCACCAAGACCGCGGTCGAAGTGACGGCGCTTGCCAAAAGCCTTGGCATCAAATGGCCTCACAATGGTCTTCGTCATTCCTTCATCAGCTACAGAATCGCAGACATCAAAGATGCTGCTCGCGTTGCGTTGGAGGCGGGCAACTCACCAGAAATCATTTTCAAACATTATCGTGAGCTTGTGACCGAACAGGAAGCCCACGAGTGGTTTTCCATAAGCCCAAGTGATGGATGGAGTCCTCCGCCCTCAGGCAAGCGGCGGTATTCGCCGAGGCGGAGGCGCATAGCAATTCGTGCGTAAACTCGTTGCGCAACGAACTTCAACTGCCGCTGATGAGGTTGTGTGAGCGCAGCCTGTCGAGCACGTGCTGCAGCTTGGTCTGGAGATCGGTGATCTGCGCTTCCAGCTGGGTGATGTCCACGGTGTCGCTGCCGCTCAAGCTCACAGCGCCGCTCACGTTGTCGATGGCGGCAAGGGGTTGAAGGCTGCCGCTGATGTCGGTGGCATCACCGGGCGACCATGTCAGACCTGATGGGCCGAGATAGCTGCCCTCATTGCCGGGAGAACTGCCGCTGCCGCCTGACCAGCCCTGCAGTTGGATGATGCGGCGAGAGCCGTCCGGCACGACGGAGAGCAGAGGACTCCAGCCATTGGTGCCATCTGAGCCGTTGTTTCCGCCGGAGCTGCCGTCTGCGCCGGGAGGGCCGTCATTGCCTCGCACGTAAAATGGCCCGAAGCTCTGACCCGAAGATGTTTGGATGGTGAGGTTATAACCGTCGAAGGTGATGTTGGTGATCGGTGTGGCGTCTGATCCGCTTGAGCCAGGTTGTCCAGCGCCACCTTGAGGACCACGGATGTCGGTGGCCTGCCATGGATACGGGGTGAACCCAGAAGGTCCGAGGTAATGCCCCTCGTAGCCGGGTGTGCTGCCACTGCCGCCTGACCAGCTTTGAAGCTGCAGCACGCGTCGGTCTCCGTCTTCCACGATGGTGAACAAAGGGCTCCAACCGTGATTGCCGGCAGCGCCATCACTCCCGCTGCTGCCATCACTGCCCCTCACGTAGAATGGGCCGAAGCTTTGTCCGGTGGAGGTGTAGATGGTGAGGTTATAGCCGTCGAAGTTGATGCTGGTGATGGGAGTCGCATCCGCTCCGTTCGCTCCTGGTGCCCCTGGCTGACCGTCTCCGCCTCGAACATAGAATGGTCCGAAGCTCTGACCGGTGGAGGTCTGGAATGTGAGATTTGATCCGTCGAAGTTGATGCCTGTGATGGGAGTTGCATCCGCACCGGCCGGTCCTTGAACGCCAGGCGGGCCTTCTGCCCCTTGTTGTCCTTGGGGACCATCTGATCCGTCCGCGCCACGCACATAGAAAGGTCCGAAGCTCTGGCCGGTTGATGTTTGGAATGTGAGGCTTGCGCCGTCAAAACTGATGCCTGTGATGGGGGTGGCATCCGCTCCGGGTGCTCCTGTTTCGCCGGAAGGTCCTTGCGAACCACGCACGTCCACAGCTTCGTAAAGATTGGGCGTGAGGCCTGATGGGCCGATGTAGTAGCCTTCCGATCCAGGAGTGGTTCCTGTGCCGCCCGACCAGCTTTGAAGCTGGAGGACACGCCGCTCGCCATCTTGAATGATGGCAAAGGCGGGAGACCATCCATTGGCCCCTGTTGCTCCATCGCTGCCGTTTGAACCGTCGTTTCCGCGAACATGGAACGGGCCAAAGTTCTGTCCCGATGAAGTCTGGATTGTCAGGCTTGAACCATCAAAGCTGATGTGGGTGATCGGCGTGGCGTCCGCACCGTCGATGCCGTTGATACCTGCACTACCTTGAGCGCCGCGTAGATCGAGTGCTTCCGCGGGAGTGCTAACCAAGCCTTCGGCACCGAGATACTGACCCGCGCCTTGAGGCGCATCGCCAGTGCCGCCGGTCCATGTGGTGAGTTGCAGCACGCTGCGTTCAGTGTCTGAGACGAGGGCAAACATCGGACTCCAACCATTGGTGCCGCTGATACCGTCGTTACCGTCATTTCCATCCAGACCGTTGATCCCGTTGGTGCCGGGGTTCCCTTGAAGTCCTGACGCTCCGCGCAGATCCACCGCATCGCTGATGGCGGGGACCAAGCCTGAGGAGCCCAGATACTGGCCTGCGCCGGTGGGTGGAGAACCGGTGCCACCGGTCCATGACATCAGTCTTAGCACGCGGCGGTTGCCATCAGGCGCAATGGCAAAGAGCGGGCTCCAGCCGTCGCCCGATGCGCCGGGCACAGCTCCGATTGTCATCACGCGTGCCACCGGATCAGGCGTGAGCGTCACGTTGGCACCGGCGGCCAGCGAGGCCAGCAGCCACTGCCACGATTGCTGCGCGTCGATGATGGAGCCGGGCTCGCCTTCATTGCCGCGGATCACGTCGTTGAACACGCACACGTTCAAGGTCTGGCTGGACTGCCAGCCTTGGCTTTGATCTCCGTTGCGCAACGAGAACTCGCCCATCAAGTCGAGACGATCAGGGGTGTTTGGCGAGGTGAAGAGGGCTGTGAGAGACGCCGTGTTGAACGAGGGTGATGCGGTGTAGGTGCGCGTTTCTGTGTTCTCGGTGAACGTGGCGGTGTAGACCAGCGGCTCGCCGTCGTGCTGCCCTTTGCGTTTGATGGCGAAGCGGATCTCGTGGCCGGGTTCGAGCAGCACGGGTTCTGAGTCGGCGTAGAAGACGAGCTCGATGAGCGCTGCGTCGCCGCGTTTGAAATCCACGGTGTGGAGACGGGCGGAAGATTTTGGCGAGCGAAGAAGGCAGTTGAGCGTGAGGTCCCAGTGGAAGCGCATGGGCTGCGCGGGCTGTCAAAGGCCGATGGTCGCAACAAGAGGGATTGATGGTCGCAACAAGATGTAAACGCATCACGCACGAGCGGGCAATACCCACACACCCTGCGATGCGGAGTGTGTTTATCAGGCCTTTCTCGCGGCTTTATCGGAGTCTGCCTGCATGTTCCACTGCTCACGGCGCTGCGCGCAGCCGCCGCAGTTGGCTAGATTCGTCTGCAGCACCTTGTCCACCGCCACGGCCACGGGATGTGCGATGGCATGCACCGCATCGCCAAAGCGCTGCTGCTTCGCGGCGGTGATGGCCTGCGTGATCATGTCGGGCACGATCCAGCGGGGGCGTTGTGGCGTGTTCATGGCGCTTGTGTGATGTTCTCGAGTTCAACGCTGCCCGGTGTGTCCGGCGTGTAGGTGAACGCCGGTCCGTAAGCGACGTATTCGCCGGCGGGCACGGTGATGTCGAAGGACTCGCTGCCACAGGTGCAGCGGAAGACTTCACCGGTGCCTTGCGCAGGATGGCCCAGTTCGATCTTCACCCGTGCCTGCGCGTGCCCCTTGTCGATCCACAGGGGCATCTGATTGTCCTGGCCTTCCCAGCCATAAGCACCGCCTGCCTCCAGCGTCGGCTGCCAGCGTCCATTGACCGCCGCGATGGCGTTCTGCTTGAGCGTGACAAAGTAATCCGCCGTGGCCTTCACCGCCTCGGCGTCAGACACCGCCGCCTGCCATCCGCCAACCGTGGCATGATGCGTGGTGACGACCTGTGCCTTGGAAAAAACACGCTCTTCAAGTTCGGCGAATGCATTGTCGCTCATCTCACCCTCGCCGACACAGCGAGCCTGCTTTTCGGCCTGCCAGGCGAGATGGTCCTGCTGCCACTGCGCGAGATAGTCACTCAAGGCCTGCTGCGCATCCTCAAGCTGCTGCTGATACTCATCCAGACTGTCGGTCGCGCTTTGCGCCGCCTGCTGCAATGCGGCGAGCTCCGCCTCCAGCGTGGCCATCGTGTCTCCCTGAGCACCCTCACAATCGCTGCTGTGATCGATGCGGCGGATGACGGCTTCCAAATGCGCGCCCCACGGCACGCTCGTGATGTCAGGCAGGGCCTCCTCGATGCTGCCAATCACGTCCTGCGTGGTCACCTCCTGCGCAAGTGTGCGCGCATGCGTGTGGCTGCCAGGACGGCCGTTGGGACTGTTGGCGCACTGCCAGGATTCATCCCACTGCGTCGCGGTGAGGTTGATCGCAGGGAAGTCGCAGCCGATGCCCGCGCCGCATTCATAGTAGCCGTCATCACAGCGCCCGGCCGCCCACACGCGGCCTTCCACGGTGCCGCTGGTGCTCCACGGCAGGTTGTCGAGCGTGACGCCGCTGAACTGCCAGGTTCCATGCAGGCATCCATCCTCATCGACCGTGGCAAATTCAGAGTAAGTGCCGGACTTCAGCACGGGACTGCCGCCAAAGCTGAAGTGCGTCCGAGTGTCGTTCCAGTTGCGCGTGCGCTGGCCGCTGTAGCTGACGTTGCCCCATGGATCAAACAGCGCATCGATTTGCTCGTTGCCTGTCCATGAGCCTGCCCCGTTCAACGGCGAGCGGCTGCTGTTGTATTGCGTGGAGGACACGAGGCTGCGGTACTTCAAGTCATTGAGAAAGTTGAACGCGGCATGTCCGATGGGACCCAGACGCATGCTCGCACTGCGTGTCTGCAGCGTGGCGGCAGCAACGCACGCGCAGCCGCAACCGGCCGGTGGCGCAAAGAAGCGCTGCGCCGCGCTCAAACACGAGTTCCATTGTGGGGCGGCCATGGGTCAGTTCTCCTCCCAGCGGATCATGAACAGGTTCAGGGTGCAGTTGACCTGCACGACGTTGCGCGTGAGCGACAGGTTGCTTGAGCATATCTGATGGGTGACGCGGTCCTCATCAATGAAGGCCACCGGGTAGTAGGCGAACTCAGGCGGTGCCTCGGCATTGAACCAGCCGGGAGGCACGTTGGGAGGGTTCTGCCCGCTCTGCATTTCCACGGCGGTCGCGGTGCCGTTGGCATCCAGCGTGGCCTTCACCCAGATGTAGCGGTCCTTTTGGAACGTGGCCTCCATGTTGGAAGGCACCACTCCGTTCACGCTGCCCGGCGTGAGCTTGTAGCTGCTGCCTGCCGTGCGGATGCGCCACGGATGATCCTGCGTGCCACCTCCGCCTTTGGCGCGCAGATGCACGCCTCCGGCGATTTCCTGCGCCTCGATGCCTTCCACACTGATCCTGCCGCCTTGAATGAGCGGGGCCAGTAGGCGCATGAGCGTGCCCCATCGCACGAAGGCGCGGGAGGGAACGCTGCCGGCGGCTGGTTTGGCCTTCTGGGTGTGAACGAGGGACATGGCGGTTATCCGGGCAGCACCGGCCAGACGAACTCATAGGTGTAGGTGGTGGCCCACACGCTTCCCACGTTGTCCGCGTCGATGCTCGCGAGCTTCCAGTTCCACGGCCACTGGAACACCACGTTGGTGCCCTCGTAGTAGAGGTTCTGGATGGGCGGAGCGTCGGGCGGTGCCATCATGCCGGGAATGGCCGCCGTGTTGGGATGCTGGGTCGTGATGTAAGTGTCCATGACCACCACCTTGGGGAAACTGAACTGCGACTTGCGCGGGTCCTGCCATCCGCCAGGCACGTTGAGGTAAACGGGATCGCCCGGCGAGAGGATCTGCTCGTTGACCGCGATGCGGCGCTTGTAGGGCTTCTCGCCGAGCAGGCCGCGAAAGGAGGCGCTGATGCGGAAGTAGCCGGCCTCCAACGCCTCTTCAGTCACATCCACGCAGTGCATGCTGGCGTGTCCTGATGGAGAAGAACCCAGGGTGATCAAACCGCTGCCCAGCGCGATCCATTCCTCGTTGCCCTCGTCAAAGGTGTCGAGAGTGCGGCGGAAGCTGCTTTTCACTTTGCGGTTGGGCTTGCTGCCCAGCACGCCGAGGCACTGCAGGCGGTGCACGTAGCGTCCTTCGCAATCCTCCTCGACCTCGACCTCCTGGATGATGAGACCCGGATGGCCCGGTGGTGCTTCTCCTGGATTGAAGGCTTCAAGACTCGGGCTGAACCACTCCAGCGTGCCGCTGTCCAGACCGTCGAGACGGCGTTGGAAGCGTGCGCCGGGCATGGCGAAGTTCGTGGCGCCGAACTCATGGAAGGCGGCGACGCTCATACGGCCATGAAGTCTCCGATGCCCTCGCGGATTTCCGTGAGGAGTTGAACGATTTGATTGCCCTCGGTGAGCTTCACCGAATCGGAGCCGCCTCGTCCGGACTGGTTGGACGCCGCTTTGCCGCGCAGAACTTCACCGGCGCGTTCAAGGGCGGACTTCTGCGGTGTGCCCGTTTGAAAACGACGGTCGCTGCCTCGGTAGAAGGTGGCGTATTTGTTCTGCCCGTTGGCGTCTTTCTCCTGCAGTGCGTCGAAGTAGGCCAGTCCGCCGAAGTCAGGCAGGCCGGTCCCGCTGCGCGAAAAGCCCATGATGCGCTTCCGCCCGTTCTCCGTGCGCTCGCCACGCCGTGCGGCCTTGTCCTCCAGATCGGATTTTGCTTTAGCAATGCGCAGCGCCTCTTCTTGCGACATGCCGGTTTCCTCGGCGATGCGTTTGGCCTCCGCCTGGATGCGCAGTTGCTTTTCCAAGGCGTCGGCCTCCTTGGCGCGGCCGCGTGCGCGCAGATCCAGCACTTGCAGATCGTTGGCGATTCCTGCACGCGCCTCGTTCTGCTGCGCCTTCTTCTCCGCCTCGGCCTTCTGCTGGCGCTCCTTCTCGTTGCTGATTTGTTCTTCGAGGGAAAGGATCTCGCCGAGGAGCTTCTGGCGTTGCAGCTCAAGCTGGAGGATTTCCTCGGTGTCCTGCCCGCCCATGCCTTCCATGTAGGCCTTTTCGCGCGCGGCCTTCATTTGTGCTTCAAGATCGGCCACTTTGCCTCGGGCATATTCGAGGTTCTTCGCCGGGCTGAGCTGCTGCTTGAGGTTGGACTCCTTCGCCTGGTCGATCTGTTCGCGGATGCCCTGCATGCGCTTTTCCTGCGCCTCGAGCTCCTTGCGGTTTTGCTCCGCAGACTCGGCGGCGGCCTTCTGCGCGGCGGCGATTTTTCGGGCCTCCTCGGCAGCCGCACGCGCGGCCTGACGCTGCTTCTCCTGCGCGGCGGCTGCTTCCTCGGCCTCGATCTTGGACTGCGCCAGCGCACGCCCGGCCGCGTCGAAACGTTCGCTGAAATCACCTTCAAAACCTCCAAAGAGCGCCGCGCCTGTGACGGCGGCAAGATCCGCCAGACCCAGCATCGCATCCGCAGTCCATGCCTTGAGCTTGAGCAGGCCGGCATCGAGCTGGTCGTTGAAGTCGGCGAGGCGCTGCACCTGCTCCTGGCTGAGCACGGGCGTGTCGGCGAGCGCCTGCAGCTCCTCACGGCCTTGCATGAGCAACGGGATCAGCTCGGCCCCGTTGCGTCCCATGAGGTCAAACACCTCCGCAAAACCTTGACCGCGTTCGCGGGCGTTGATGAACGCATCGGAGAGCGCCATCACCTGGTCCTCGAGCGACATGGCGCGCAGTTGCGCGGCACTCACACCAAGCGCCCGCAAGGCCTCGGCGGTCTTCTCGCTGCCCTCCGCGTCAGCGAGTGAGCGCGTGAGTTTGGAGACGCCCTTGACCAGCGTCTCCACATCGGAGCCGGAGAGCTTGGCCATCGCGCCGAGCCGTTGCAGGCTCTCCACGCTGGTGTCGAGCTGTAGGGCCAGGTCGTTGAGGCGGTCGAAGTCATCAATCACTGACTTGAGTCCGGCCAGCGAGCCGAGCGCGGCGGTGAGCTGGCCGAAGCCGCCCATCACGTCAGCACTCATCGCACGACCGAGCGTGCCGCGCGCCCGCGCAGCAAAGCCAGACAAAATGCCCTGGGCCTTGGCGGCTCCCGCCTGCAAATCGGTGTTGTCCCAGCCTAGCTCGACTTTCGGTGCTGACATCGCAGGCAGCGTGCGGTGTCAAAGGAGTGCAATTCTCTTGGCATCTCTTCTGAGGAATGGCAAACTTCTCTCGTCATGCCCCAAGTTGAATCCAACCTTATTGACGCGGCATCTGCGATTGTAGAATCTGCAGAGGCCAGCTCGAAGCGACGGTTTGACCTGATTGCGTCCAAGATCGAGGACGATCCCGATCTGCTCAAGATCGCCCTGGCTAATCTTGATCGCTGGCTTGCCCGGGGGCATTCAAGCATCAACCGTTTGAACGGGTGGCGGCGGATGATTCAAAATGCCCAGTCGGATCCGCAAGGTTTGCGGTCTCTTCTCGATCTGCTTCGAGATGATTCGGCCGGGGCATTGCAATGGAAGGCTTTTCATCCTTTCCCCGGACTGCTTTCGGAGGATGAACTGGAGATGCTCTCATGGACATCAATTCATTGACCGAGATCATCGGCTTGGTTCGGGAGAAGGCCCCTTCCCATAGGATCATCATCTTTGGCTCCACCTCCTTGCTTGCCTCAGTGCCTGCTGAAACGGCAGCGGCCATGGGAATAGAGATGACTCTCGACACCGATTTGTTTTTGGATCCCGACGACGCTCAATTGCGCTCAGTTCTCGACAAGGTATATGGTCAGGATCACTCGTATCACCAGGCAACGGGCTACTACGCGGATTTTGTGGACTTCAGATTGAGTGAAACATTTCCCACCGGATGGTTGGAGCGGTTGGTTCCTTTTCCGGTGTTCAATAATGTTTTTGCACTGTCACCGACAGACACAGCCGCCACTAAAGTGATCGCCACGGCTCACTCTCGTCTGCTCAAACGTCTTGGGAGGAGTTCAACCGACCGGGGGTTGAAGGATGTCGATGCGATCGTTGCCATTGTCATGTCAGGACATGCTGACATCAAGTCAATCCGGCGTCTGCTGGACACGGTGGACATGGAGCCAGCGATGCTCGTGGAGGTCAATGCGGTCCTTGGTCAGATTGAGCGGCGGTTGATTGCATGACTGTTACGCCAAGGGGCGCCTCTCACTCGCTCCCACCAGCGGCCTGTCTCCGACAACCGTGGGTCCGGCCACATCATCGCCTCGCCGTCCATGAGCCGAAGCGCATGCACGTAGGCGCGGCCTCGAGCGAGCGGCAGTTGCCAGCGGATGTAGTCCTCGCTCCAGCCCGTGCCGCGCGCAATCACCGCGATGTATTGCGCCTCGGCCACGGGCAGGGCTAGTTTCCCGCGTCGTCGCGTTCCGAAGGTTCCGGCACCGCCTGGTTCACGCCCGCCTCGTTGAAGATTTGCAGCGCGAGGTTCACCGCCTCGACCTGCTTGTGGCGCGGCACGTTGCAGTCACCCCACGCTTCGATGGCTTCAAGGAACGCCGGCAGATCACCTCGCAGCCCGCGCCAGTCGGCCGGCTGATGAGAGCACAGCCAGAGGATTTTGATGGCGTCACCGAGGAACGTGGTGAGCTGCTCCAGCGTCTTGGAAAGCGGCAGCGCACCATCCGCGGCACGCAGCTTGTAGAACAATGCTTCGCGACCGGAGCTGTATCCCTGAAGCGTGACAGGTTCGAAGCCGCCGCGCTGCTCATTCCACACCGGCCAGCAGTGCTCGCCATCAAAAGCGTCCTCGCGTTCACGTTGCGCCGCCTGGATCACGGCATCAGGCACAGGATCGCGGTGGACCTTGCGCTTGGGTTTGGGAGTGTCGGGATCGAGGGTGAGCGGTGTGGTTTTCATGCGATTCGAAAATGGCGTTGAACCCGGTCGAGCATGTCACCGCTCGCGTTCTCCGGGATGAAGGCGGAGCGCATGGACCGGGGCTTGCGCAGCAGCACGCGGCGCACGGTGCTGTGGAGATGACGCGTGATCTGCTCATGCACCAATCGCGCGTTGTAGGCGATCACCAGCGGATGCTGGGGCTCATCCTGCTCAAGACTGCCGCTACGCAGCTTGGTGATCAGGTCCTGGGCATCAGGCTTCATCCATTCGCCGTTCATGCTCATGAGCGCGTGGCCGAAGCGCGGCAGCCGGAAAAGTCCGCCCGCATGCTCGATTAGGGGAATGCCCAGCACGCCGAGCGCGGCCACCAGGTTGAGGTCGGGGGTTTCAACCAGCTCACCTGCGTGCCGTAATTCCGGCAGTTCCTCGCCGCGTTCATAGACGGCGGCATGCCCGCTGGTGGTGAGCACGAGCCGCAGTCGATCTTCGTTGCGCAACGAAGATGCGAGCGCCGTGGCGTTGTGGCAGGCCCGCAATCCGCACAGGAACGGATGCAGCGGATCAGCGGCCTCAAGGCGTCCGGACTGCCAGTCGGTGACCAGGTTGTCAGTGCCCAGATTGTTCCAGAGCGACTGCAGCCCCACATAGAGTGTGGTGACCTCCTCGCCGCTGCGTTCATCGAGCACCACGTCGGTGCGGATCGGCATGCCCAGCGCGCCAAGACAGGCGGCCAGGCCAAGGCTCTGCGTGGGCCACCAGCCTTCGATCATGGCGTGACCGGGGCGATGCCGGGGAACATCTCGGCGGTGAAACTGACCTGCGGCTCGTCCGTGTCGCTCAGCTCGCGCGTCGGGTCCTTGTAGATGATCCGGCCCTCGGTGGGCGAAAACCCGTGGACGGCGCTTTGGAAGTTGGCCAGCGCGGTGATGGCGGTGCCGGGGTGCTGGTCGGCAAAACCGGCGGCGCTTTCCCCGACAATAACGCCGGAGAACTCGAAGGTGATGCGCGGGTTTTCAGCGCGCACGTAGGCGACCATGCGCTGGCTGTTTTTGCGCTCCACATACTCGCGGGTGGGCTTGATGGAGAGCTTGTTGACCAGCACGCCGCTTTCGTCGGCGAGGTCGTAGGCGGGGCGCGCCCCGTGTTCGATGATGGCTTGGACAGGCATGGCTTTGCTCAGGAGCCGGATGTCAATTCAGCGGACTGCGCGCTGAGGGTGAAGCGCGTGGTGTGGGTGCGCGTGCGCTCCTCGCGGTTGATCTCGCTCTCGCTGCGGGTGATGCGCAGGCGGCGGATGTCCCAGCCTTCGCGCTCGGACTCCGGCAGCGTGGCGATCCAGGCGAAGAACGCGCCCACATTGGCCAGGGCGGAGCGCAGCGCGGCGGTCCAGATCGCCTCGGTGAGCACCGGGGTTTCATCGGCGTGCGTGTGCAGGATCATCATGCCGGAGGCTTCGACGAGCTTGGGATGCGGGAACTCCAGCGTGTCGATGTGGCAGACCACGCAGGGACGCTGCCGGCCGGTCATCTCCACACCGATGCCGATGCCCAGGCCCGGCGGCAGTCCACCTCCTTGCTGCACGTGCGTGAGGTAGTTCGAGATGAGGGTGGCGAGGCGGTATTCGAGCGAGGGCGTCTGTTCCATGCCCTACTTCCCATGTCGAAACGCGCGGGCGGCCATGGCCTTGAGTTTTTCGGCGATGGCGTGCTGCAAGCGCACGCGCGCGCGGCGTTCGGCGGACTGGAGGTTCGCCATGCTGCAGGCCGTTGGCGCGTAGCTGACCTGATTGTGCAGTTCGATGCGGCTGCCTTTGGCTTCACGCTTCACCACGGCGTCCCCCTTGGATTTTTTGTGCATGCCGGTGTTCGCCCAGCGTGGCACGTTGCGAACGCTACCACCGAGCTTCTTGGCGGCGGCAATCCATCCCGCTTTCACCGCGCCGATCTGGCGTTGAACTTTCGCGATGTAGCGGTTGAGCGCGTCGCCCTTGGAGATGACGGCCAGCGGCTTGGCATCATCCGGCACGCGGCCGTAGCTTCCCGTGCGCGCCTTCTGGTGGAGATCGGCACGAATGGCCCCGATGGAGATCCCCGCGTTGGCGCAGATTTTTCGCAGCAGACGACGCGCTTTTTCCGCCTCGCCGCTGCTGATAGCGAGGTTGTATTGGCGTGTCAGGGCCGGGTCCCAGCGTGCCGGGGCGAGCCTCGCGATGGCCATGAGGGCGTCAGGATTGCCGGCGAAGTCATCGGCACGTTTGAAGATGCGCTTGATGTCGGCTGCGATGCGAGCGGCGAGACGCTTCCAAGGCTTGTCTGTGAGACCGAAGGGCAGGGTGACTCGAGCGCATTCCACGGCGAGCGTGCGCACTTCCTGGATCAGCAGCCGGTCCATCGGGCGCTGCGTTTCCTTGGGGAAGAGTGCGATCTTCTTTTTGAGCGGGTCGAGGCCCGTGACCTTGGCGGTGACACGCATGATGGATCAAGGATCGGCGGGACCCAATTCGAGGGTGACAATGGCGTGAGGCTGGCGGCTCATCACCGCCTTGATGCGAAAGTCCTTGTGATCCCAGCGCACAAGCTGGCCGCTGCGTGGAAGTTCGGGAAGCGCGGAGCGCAGCACTCTGGCCGTGAAGCGCACGTCATCGATCTCGCCGCCGAGCACGAGTTCATTGGAAAGCAGCGGCTCCGAAATCATGGCCGCGATCTCACGACCCTCGTAGTGGATGGTCTTGCCAAACTCGCGCAGCATCTGCGCGAAGTCGGTGGCGATTTCGTCGTGCATGGTCATGCACCGGTTGAAGTGTCAAAGCTGCTTTGGTTGGTCATTGACTGGCCGCCAATGTGTCACATAATTGTGGCACAATGAAATCTGCCAGCATTCGTGAGCTCAAGCATGCCACTCCCGCCATCCTCCAGTGGGTGCAGCAGGGGCATACGGTTCAGATCACCAAGCACAATCGGATCGTTGCTGTGATGACGATGCCTCCGGCGGCCGGAGTTGAGAAGGGGGGGCGGCCTGATTTTGCCGCCCGCCTCAAGAAAACATGGGCCGGCAAGAAACTCAAAACGACGGCAACGGAGCTCATACATGATGAACGAGGCGACCGATGAACGCCTACGCTGACACAGGTTTCATTTGCTCTTTGATGGCCCCAGACGCCAACAGCGAGGCTGCCACCAAGTGGATGGCCCGACAGGCACTTCCACTGCCTTGGATATGGCTGCATGAGCTGGAGTTTCGCAATGCGATGCGCCTTCGGGTGTTTCGCAAAGAAATGACCCTTGTTGAGGCTGATCGCACCATCGGCCAGGCGCTCGGTGACATTGCCTCCGGCGTCTACCTGCGGCAGGAACCTGAACTGCAGCTTGTCTCGACGGAATCAGAGCGGCTGAGCGCGGAGTTCAGTGCCAGTCTTGGAACGCGGTCGTTGGATGTGTTGCATGTCGCAGCGGCACTCGTGCTTGGAGTTCCTGTGTTTCTGACATTCGATAAGCGGCAGGCTGCTCTGGCGAAAGCCGCAGGGCTTCGTGCGCCGAAACTCTGACTTGCCTGGCATAAAACAGCCCTCCCCGCACGAGGCGAAGGAGGGCTGCACCCGAACCCGTGGATTGCGCCACGAGAACTTTTGTCAGAACACGAGCGCGAGGGTGAGCTTGTGCGCGGTGAGGTTGCCAGCATCGGCCTGGGTGGCTGTGGTGGCACGAAGGTGACGGCGGGCGCTGGAGGGCAGACGAACGCGGCGAATGGCAGGGGCTGAGCCGGTGCCGCCGCTTCCGGTGACAACCAGTGCGGCAAGCTCTGGGATGGCGGCGAAGCTGGTGCCGTCTTCCGAGTCCTCCAAGGTCACGCTCACCGTCTTGGCATCGGCGAGTTCGGGAAGCGCGGGCAGTGCCAGTTCCACCTCGAACTGGTGTTCGTTGGGCGGTGGCTGGGACAGGTCGAGCGGCGTGGTGGACACCGAAGCGCCTGCGGCGGCAAGCGCGACGGACTGCGTGAGTTGGGCGTCTTTGAGCGAGTGCATGATGGTTCAGTGGGGGATGAAGGTTGGATCAGGCCTCGTCGTTGGCGATGGAGGCGGTGCGGATGATCGGAATGCCCTCCCATTCGGTGGGCAGCGGCGCGGGCGTGCCGTTGGTCGTGGTGGCCGTGCGGCTGTTGCGCAACTGCTCGCGGGAGCGCCCGTTCATGAAGATGTGCGTGGGTTCCATGCCGAACTCCGTGAACTTCTCGTAGGCGGAGTAGAGGATGGAGTCGTTGAGCATCTTCTTGCCCGTGCCGGTCTCCTCGACGTTTTTGATGCGCACGGCGCAGTTCTTGTTGGCCAGGCGCATGCCGATGCGGCCGGTCATCCAGTTGGTGTAGGCCTTGTAGGGGTTGCCCTCGGCATCATAGACCGTTTCCAGATCCCACACGTCCTGAAGACGGATGGTCTGGTTGTTGCCGAAGAGGAACTCGACGCACTCGCGGCCCAGGCGCAGGAACCACACGGAGGTTTTGGAGGCGGAGCCGCCAGCATCTACCACATGCGCCGCGTCAGCCTTGGCCTGGGCAAGCAGTCCGGGGAAGCCCTTGCTGTCGTTGCCGGTGCCGTAGTAGAACTGCGAGCCGATGTATTGCATGGAGGCTTCAATCACACCCGAGGCATGATTTTCGAGCAGGCGGCCGCGGTCGCGCGCGCCATCCACAACCTGCGCGTCCACGGCGATCTGATGATCGAGGATGTGGGTCTGGAAGGTACGCGTCTCGTAGCTGGACTTGCTGCGCTGGACGCCCTCGTTGGCGTTGCGGAATCGCACGGAGGGCAGGCCGGTGCGCACGGTGAGCTCCATCGTGGTGCCGAGGATGGTGTCGGCGGGAACGACGCTGAGTTCCGGCGCGAGCTTGACGGCTTCCTCGATGAGAGGGTAGCCGATGCCGGCGTCGAGTTTGGCGATGTCGAGAAGAGTGGGGACCATGGGAGTAAGGATGGCTGGGTTGTTTGAAGAAATGGGGTTCAGGCCTTGGTGAACTGGCGGTTCCAGACCTCGGCGGCCGTGGCGGGCTTGGAGTCACCTGAGGGAGTGATCTTGGCGGGCACCTGCGTGCCCATGGAGGCGGCGATCTGCGCGGCCTTGATGGCGGCGCGTTTTTCAAGGTCCTGCTCGCGGGCGGAGAGGTCACGCACCTGCGTCTCCAGTTCGCCCCCACGCTTTGTGAGGCGGTCCACGTCGGCCTGCACAGCGATGAGCTGGCCCTTGAGCGTGTCGCGCTCGGTGCAGACCTGCTGAAGCAGCGCCTGATGCTCCTGCTCCCTGGACTGGAGAGTCGCCTTGAAGGTTTCGATCTGCGTGGAGGCGTCCGTCATCAGGCCTTCACGGGCCTTGGCGTCTGCCTCCAGAGTTTGGATGCGCGCGAGCGCCTCGCTGAGTTGTTCTTCGGTAGTTTTCATCGCGGTGGATGCACGGGCGCGCGTGTCAACTTGCGCGTGCAGCGAGCGAAGCCGCGCGGCCACCTCCTCGCGGTCGCGCACCATGCCGGCGAGGTTGAGGCGCTGCGCGTTGCGGGCGCTGAAGCTCTGGCCCTCCATCGCCGCGTCAGGGATCTGGCGTCCGCGTGCGAGCACGGCGGCTTTGAACTCGGCGGCGATTTCCTCGATGTCGGACTGGATGAGCGTGCGCTGGTCCTCGGTGAGCGGCACGCCCGGCGTGGCCATGCCCTTGAACTTCCCGGCGGCAAACACCTCCACCTTCAAGCCCTCGCCGCGGAACTTCTCGGTGCTGTCGATGATGGGCAGCATCACGCCGATCGAGCCGACGCGGGCGCTGGGCGTGGCATACACCGCGTCACACTGCGAGGCGATCCAGTAGGCCGCGCTGCACATCTGGCCGGCTGAGAATGCATAGGTGCGCTTGAGCTTGGCCGCATCGGCCACCACCAGCGCCAGTTCAGGCGTGCCATTCACAGTGCCGCCCGGCGAGTCGATGTCCAGGAGCAGGGAACGAACGTCATCACGTCGCATCGACTCGCGGATGGCATCGGCCACCTCGTTCATGTCGGTCGCGCCGAAGAGCAGCGAGGAGATGAGGTCCGGGTCGCGCATGAGCGGGCCATGCACGCGGATGATGCCCACGCCATCCTCGACGGAGAGCAGCAGGCTGGAGGCGGGTTCTGGCAGCGTGAGCCGTGCGTCAAAGAACGCGGCGGCCTGCGCGAGCATGCCCTGCATGGCCTCGGTGGTGATGAGCCAGGGCTGGCGGGAGAGAAGTGAATCAAGTGCGGTCACGCCCCGCTGGCGGTGTCAACACTGACCGTTTGGAGAAACGGCGGGAAAAACAAAGTTGCCTCCGGGTCGTTAATAATGGCGATGGCGTGTCAACAATCTATTCCGACCACTGTCGCCGCGCCTCCAACCCCAAGGCCTAGGGTGCGCGGTTCCAGTTGGAAGACGAACACGGAATGCACGTCACCGTTTACTCCGAAGCAAAAGCCGACAATGCAGACCAGAAGCGCAAATTCGAGCAGCCCGCCGCCGATGCCGTGTTTGATGGCGGCTGCGTGTTTATTTCATAGGGCGACTTCAGGAAGCGCATCATGAATGTTGTTGGCGACGTGGGGAAGGTGGCCGAAAAAGCAAAAAAATGGGATAATCAAACTTGCCAGTCAAGCACAGGACACGAGCATCGCAGGATGAAGAAAGAAGAATTCCATTACGACGCAGCGACCGAGGAAAAAATCCGGCAACTCTTTGCCGCTGGAAAATCCTATAAGGCGATTGAGCGCGAGCTTGGCATGTCGGAAATGACGATGTTCGAATACATCTGTGTGATTTCCAGAAAGGACGACGCCGTGGCGAATCGCAACGCAGCGAAGGAGATCAGGCCATATGCCAGCAAACCACGCACCTGCCCCTCCTGCGGCGATCGCCCAGTGGCAACCATTCTTTATGGCATGCCCGCTGAGGGGAGGGGTACTGAAGAGAAGGTCGCTGCGGGTCTTATGACCTACGGCGGATGCGTCAAGCCAAAGAATCCCCCGCGCTGGAAATGTACCAAATGCGGACAGATGATTCACTCCACCAAACCTGTGACATCCTATTAATTGGCATCGCGCTCGATTCTAGCCGCTAGCTTCATGTATTGAATTGTTCGACTCCGTTGCTGCGTCTGAAACGTCTGATGCATGGTGAGGATATGGCGCTTCAAAGGCTCGCAGATCTGAGTAACCATGCGCTTGCCGGTCTTGATTTTCGGTCAGGCTTTTCTGCCGGGCTTCAGCTCTGGCTTATTGTTGCAACGCGGTCAGCGGCACGCGCGCAGCTATGGCACCGGCGGCGAACTTGCAACTTCCTGTGTTATGCCACCGCTGGGTTTCCACAGCATTTCCAGGGGCACGCCGTATTTGGCGGCCGTCTCGAGAATCATCTTCGCGTCACGTGCCCGGCGCTCCAGCTCCTCGCCAAAGTCCGCGCCGAGTTCCTCGTAGTGATCGCTGATGGTCTTGAGGCCCATCTCCACATCCGAGCGGTTCTGCTGCGCTTCGCGGCCTGCGTCCACCGTGATGCGGCGCGGGGTGACGCAACTGATCTTCCACCATCCCTGGACGGGTGGCAGTTCGCCCCGTGCGATGGCGTCACCGATCACGTAAAACCACACCGGCTTGATGAAGCGCTGGATGAGGATCATCTGCCGATACGAGAAACGCCGGTCGGCTTTGGCCACCACCAGGCGCACTCCCGCGCCGCCGATCTTGCTGGAGTCCGCCGCGAACTCGTAGGGCAGCACGCCCAGAGCGGAGTCGCGGCGCAGATGCTCCAGAAAGCCCGTGAACGTGGGCGACGGGCGCTTGGGCTCGAACGAGTCCAGCGACTCGTTGGTCTTGAGCGCCACGAGCTTGCCGCCGGTGATCTGCTGGAGCGATGCAGGATTGGTGCCTTCGCTCGCCGCGGCCTGCTGCCCCTCGATGGCAAAGTCGGAGTCTTCGTTCAGATCGCCCGTTTCGGTTTTGAGCACGCGGGTCACGTCGCAGTTGTCCTTCACGGCGTGCTTCTCCAGCGCCAGCAGTTCCATCTCATCGAGGATGTGGTTGATGGAATGCTGGATCGCCGGGGCGTTGCGCACCGAGGTGGCGTTCTCCGGCTCAAACACATGCAGCATGCTCGGCGCGGGGATTTCACGCGATGACTGATCCTCCAGCACGCGGTAGGAGAGCGGTGCTCCCCATTCATCCAACGTGATGCCATGGAACGATTGCATGGCCGTGTTGCCCTCGCCGATGCGGTGCGACTCGATCAACTGCAGCGAGGCGATGCCAAGCCGGTCGCGGGTGAGGTGGATGAAGTATTCGCCGTCCACATCCATGCCGCGGCACACCAAGGACTGAACCTCTTCGAAGCTGAAGCGCATAGTCACCTCGCAGCGGGTGGACCAAGCGCGGAAGTAGGCCTCCGCTTTTCGGTTCCATTCCGGGTCCTCGGACTGCGCCTGCGGGCGGATGCCATCCCCGGTCGAATAAACCGCCATGTTGCCGACCATCTCGCGCACGAAGCCGGAGTTCTTGGAGAGGTAGCGCGAGCGGCGCACCAGTTCACGGTGGACGTGGGGCGTGAGATCATGCTTCGCGTCACGCGGCGCGGCACCGGGCACCGCTCCACGCCGGGGCGAGGCGTTGGCGGATTCATAGACGGAGGACCACGCCTTGGGCAGAAGGGCAGGGGGCAGCCAGCGGGCCGCCCATTGATGCAGGGCGTTCATTGGGCGAGATGGCTGATGGATGAATGAGCGAGGCGGCGACGGCGGCCGAAGGTGGCGGGATCAAGCACGCGCAGCGCATGAGCGCATTCCTCGAGCGTCTCTTTGACGGTCATGGGGAACTGCTTGGAGGCGTTGGAGCCGCTGTCCGACCAGCTCATGAGGGTCTTGCCCTCCAAAAGCATCTCCTTGGCCTTCTCCTGAATGCGGAGAATCTCCGCGACCGTGAATCCGACAGTGAACAATCCTTGCGCCATGAGCGGTGGCGGCTGTCAACGCCCGGCGTCCTTCACGTCGCGTTTGATCTCATCGACGGTGAGGCGGATGTAGTTGACGTCGGTTTTGACCACGTCGGTGGCGCGTTCAAGCACGTGGATTTTGATGTCGTGAGATTCGATGCGCTGGCGGTCTTCGTTGCGCAACAACTCCAGGTGCCGCAGCGTGCTGGTGTGGACACCCCAGGCGGTGGCCCCGGCGATGACCAGCGAGAGGATCTGCACGAGATGACCGAGGCTGATGGTGGAATCAAAGCGTGGCTGGGTCATGGGCCGATGAGTTGGAGGATGGAGGCAGGCGTGACAAAGCCGAGCGTGGCAAGCGTGCCGGTGCCCTTGAGCAAGCGGAGGCGCTGGGTGATCCAGTCGCCCTCGCGCTCCTTTTCCGCCGAGGCGGGATCAAGCGCGGTGTTGCCCTCGATGGTGGCCATGCTCGTGCCGCGCACAGCGGTGACAATGCCGGCATGGCCCTTGCTCGTGCTGCCATGACGGGCGAGCCAGATGGAAGCGGGTTCAGCGTTGGCGGAGAGCAGTCCGAGCCTGCGGAAGTTGGCGGCGCTGGTGACGCAGTGAGGCGTCATGGTTTCCTGCCAGCGTTTGATTTGCGCTGGCGTGGCTGACAGCGAGCGCAACGCGGCCAGCACGATGCCTTCGCAAAACGCGGCGCAGTAGGCCCAGCCCGGTTGCCAGGGCGACGGACGCATCAAGGCGCGCAATTCCTCAACAAGCGCAAGGTCGGCTCCGGCCGTGCTTGGGTTGTCCCAGTCGGTGTTGGGTAGGACCTCGCGCAGGCCGGTGAAACGTCCCGCCTGGCGCAGGATCGCGTTGGTGAGCGCTTCCGGGCTCATGGCTTCCTCCAGTTGATGCGCAGGCGGCCGTAGGCGGCGGTGGCCAGGCCGCCGAACTGCGCGAGCGTGTCCCAGTTGGCGGCCACGAGGTCCACCATTCCCTGCGCTTCATTGGTGGGCAGGTGAAGGCCGAAGAGCCGGCCGATGGCGCCGAGAGCCGAGATGAGAATGCCTGCGTAGGTGAGCTTGCCTTGAAGAGTTTGGGGTGGGTTCATGCCACCGCCGTCCGTGTCAATTCGCGGGCGTTTCGTCCTCCGGCTCCGCCTCGGATGCCGCGCCACTTTTGACCGATTCCTGCCCCACGAGCTTGAGCATCACCGCCGCGGCCACCTGCATGGCCTCGCAGTCCCAGTAGTGGTTCGGGCGCTTGCCGATGCGCTCCCACAGCCACTTGCCGCCTTTGCGCACGCGCTGCTCGCTCTCCATCTGCGTGAGGTACTCGTCACCGGCGTCCTCGGCGATTTCCCAGGTGGCTCCGCGCTCCGGGTCCTGGTTGCGCCGCAGCCGCGCGAGCATGTCCTTGATGTTGAGGTTGGACCAGTAGAACACCGAGCAGGCCTGGCCACGTCCCAGCACCACCTTGCGGCGAGGCGAGTAAAACCGATGCACGCTGCGACCATCCTTCGTGCGGTGAATGTAGGTGGCCCGTTTGTCGCCCATCAGCGCCACCCAGCCGTGTTTTGCGCATTCGCGATACACGTCATACGTCGCATGTCCCGCATCCACGAACACAAGGTTGGCATGAATGGTGAAGCGCTCCTGCACGCTGAGCACCTCGTCCCAGGTGGGCACGCGTTCACACCACACGAGCCGCGAGGAACCTTCCAGCGACCAGCCGCGCACAACCACGTAGAAATGGTCCATCTGGCAGTCCACCGTCATGAAGCGCAGCGGGGCGGCCGCCTGCGCCGGATCAAACGGTGGCGTGAGGAACTTGCCATGCCTGCTCACGGCAGCTTCATCGTCCCAGGTTTCTCCAAGGCGGTAGCCGCTTGGGGTGATCTCGAGTTTGAAGTCTTCCAAGTAGTCGCGCCAGGGCAGCGCGAGGCGCTTCTGGTAAAACTGCCGAAGCGGCTCCAGATCACCCTGCTTCGCCGCGGCTTTCGCGCGCAGATAGAGTTCAGCGAGCCGGCCCCAGCTCATCGCGCAGAGCGCGTTCCAGCGGAAGCCCACGTTCTCCGGCGAGGCGTTTGGATTGGTGGCCACATACCGGCCGCTGAGGTTGAGCTGCCGCCGCGTGCGCTCGCTGTCATCGAACGCATGACCGCATCCCGTGCACAGCAGCGATGTCGTCTCGCGCACACGGGCGAAGTTCCACTGGCCTTCCTCATCTCTGGCGTCCTTGCTCCATTCGACGTTCTCCCATTGGAAGGGTTGGCGCAGCTCGCAGTGCGGACAGACGAAGGTCCACTCACGCATGTCGGTGGTCTCGAACTTGCGGTGCGTGTCATCGTTCTCCTCACCGCCCTGAGACATGAACAGGCACTTGCCCAGCCAGCCAAAGGCGGTCACACGCGCCTCGGCCTCAGCCATGTGGCCGGTCGGCCAGCGCCACGTTTCATCGCCGATGAGCCAGCGGATCGAGCGGCGCTGCAGATTGGTCTTGTTGTGCGCGCCCAGCACCCACAGCGTCATGCCGTTGGAGAAGTGCTTGGTGCTGGTCTTGAGCTTGTGGCGGTCGCGCGGGTAGAGCGCCTGCACAGGCGGGCACTCATCAAACACGCGTCCCAGACGGCTCTCCGCCTGGTCTTTGGCGTCGTCATCGGTTTGATCGAGCCAGAGAGCGGGACCGGGCAGGTTGGCAATGATGTAGCAGAGGCCGATCTCGCCGATGGTGGTCTTGGACGATTGGATGGCCGCGATGAGCGACACGGTGCGCACCTTGGGATCGACGAGCGCCTCCAGCGGTTCCTTCAACCACGGTGAGTTGTCCGCGCGGAACCGGCCCGGAACCGGGGAGTAAGGAATGGAGAGAACGTGCTCCTCCGCCCAGGCCCATGGTGGACGGCGGTCAGGTGGACACCAGATCCGGCGGCCGATCTCGCCGAGGATTTCGAGTTCATCCATGGCCCTGGCTCAGAAGTGTGAGCACCTCATCGATTGCCTTGCGGTTTTCCTCCTGGATGCCGGTGGCATCCAAACCGGAGCAAATGGGAGGCAGCTCGTTTTCAAACTTGTTGCGCAACAGGCTGGTGACGCGTCCTGCCACCCGAGTCCATTCCTGCCGCACGTTTTCCACCGAGACATACAGACTTTTGCGCACCGCCACCTTCAGCTCGCGATCCTCCACCTCGGCCAGCAGTTTGCGGGCTCGCAGCGCCGTGTCGAACTCGCTGCCGGATTCGGCGCCCTTGAGATCATGCCGCTTCATGAACTCACGCCATGCGCTTACATCGTGCAGGCCGTTGGGGGCCGGCTGCGGGGCGTCCTTGCGCTTCTTCCAGGTGGTGATCGACTGGCGTGTGGTGCCGAGGATTTCGGCCAGCTCCACGAAGTTGCGTGCGAAGGCCGGGCCGCTGCCGCCCGCCGTGCTGGTGGCGAGGTTTTGCAGCATCGTGCGCTCGGCGCGGGTGAGCTTGCCGCCCTTGTGGACGCGCTGGACGAGGTTGGCGAGGTCCTTGTTGAGTAGCTTGCGGGCGAGATCGGGCGGGAGAGAGGATTCCATGGCTCCGCTGATTGCGGAGTCAACGCTCTTGTGACTCATTTGTCCGCAGGCATCTGACTTTGCATCAGATTGAGGGCATCAACTTCGGAGAAGTCCCTTCTCGTCGTGGTAGATGTCGTGAAGAAAAGAAACGCACCGATAGAATGACCGGTGATTGCTCCAAAGCTTTTTGCTTTCGCCCCTATTTTCTTACGCTTGAGAGAGAAAAGCGGAAATTCACAGGGCAATGATTCAATCTCATCAAAGCTGCCGTCATCGTACTCAATGTGGATCTTTCTAACACGTGGTTCTTTCATCGTGAATCCAATAATCCCCAACCCAGTGAAATTACAAACAAGCAATTTTGGGCTGAGCACCACAGGCAAAGCTACTGCTTCGCTGGACCGTTGATCAGCTTCATCAACGCCACCACGGCATAGCCGCGCGGCGTGGCCCGCTCCTGCTCCCAATTCTCCAAGGTTCGCTTGCTGATGCCGAGGAACTCCGCCGCGTCGCGTTGGCTGAACTTCTTCCGCTCGCGCCATGCCTGAAGGGCGCGGGCGAATTTGCGGGGCGTCACCCCTTTGGGAAGCTTCATGGAGGCCATACGCAAGTCACGCATAGGCATGAAATGGAGTCAACCGCGTTGACATGCCGCCACGGGCGTGAGCATTCCCATCTACTGCGCCCACACCCGTCTGGTGGACCCCAACACGCTGAAGCCCAACCCGGCCAACCCGAACCGGCACAGCGCCCATCAAATCCAGCTCCTTGCCTCAATCATCCAGGAGCAGGGCTGGCGCAATCCCATCACCCTGAGCAGGCGCAGCGGCCTCATCGTGCGCGGTCACGGCAGGCTGGAAGCTGCGCTGCTCATCGGCTGCGAGGTGGTGCCAGTCGATGAACAAGACTATGCCAGCGAGGCGGAGGAACTCGCCGACCTGCTCGCGGACAACCGCTTGGCCGAGTTGGCGGAGCTGGATGAGGACGAGCTGAAGCGCCTCCTCAAATCCATCCAGGAGAGCGATCCCTCGTTTGATCTCGAACTCACCGGCTTCGCCGAGGACGAGATCCGCAAGCTGTTCGACGCCGAGGACCCTGCGGAGGACCTCGAAACCATCCCCCGCATGGAATGCCAGGCCTTCGAGCACCACGACTACCTTGTCTTTATGTTCCATGAAGCCCCGCTTTTCGTGGTGGTTCGTAGTGTGTTGATTGTGTGCATGTTTGTTCATGCACGCGAAATGAACCTTAGCATGGGAATGCACAGGAGTGAAACTTTTTGTCATGCATTTGTCATGCAGAATTAGCCAAAGAGGTTCGGTGGGCTGTTCATGAAGTCACCAACTACTTAGTCCACAAAGCGCATTTAGCATACTTGAGAAAGGGGGCTGCGCTGGCCAAGCATGATGAGAAAGCAATAAAGCCGATGCGTTTGTTGGTTTTTCATCAGCGGCGGTTCAGCGTTCATTTGGAGCGTTATACAAGGCGTTGGTGGCTGAGATCAGACAGGCATTTGAATCCGTCCTGTCTGGCGGATTATGTGCGGATGAAGCGGTTGCGGGAGAATCTGACGATGAAGGAATTGGCAGGTAGGCTAGGCGTCTCGCATGGTGCGCTCAAGTATTGGGAGATGCACAAAAGCCAGCCTTCTGGTCGCAATCGGAACGTGCTGGTGGCATACCTGGGATTTGATCCAGAAGCTCAGCGTGGTGATCCCAACGTTAGAGTTCGAAAGAAAAGATTGTTGGGTATTTTATAGCGAACAAGCAGGCGATGAGTTGTAGATTTTGGAAGGGAAAAGCCTTTCCCTCGTGCCTACTGCGTGCGGCACTACCCTTTCCAACGAGAGGTGTCCCGTAACGCCCTCGACGTTCAAACCGCCACGCTGCAACCGGCGTGCGCGTCGCGCATGCCCGTCTTGGCCCCGCCGCAGATTCTAGGCGCTTCAGATGGCCTTGAGGCCAGACCGCCCGGCGGGGCTGGCAGGCCGCATCCTCAAAAGCATCCCAAGCGCGTGAACGCACACCTCTCCTGCCGCCATCGCCCCGTCTGCCATCGCACGGGCTGTCGCCTGTTGCGAATGACAGGCCGGTCGCTGCCCTGGCTTGCCTTGGTGTGCGTCACCGTGCCTGGAGCACGCGGTTGCCTTTCTCCGCCATCTTTCCCAAGGCTCCTCTATCTCCAGTCACAGCCACGCTGCGGTTACGGGCGCGGGAAGAACGAGTTTTTCTAATAGTCATCCCATTGTCCCCCGTTGGCTTGCAGCTTTATTTCGCAAAGCAGCTTTGCATGAATAAAAAATGTACACTAGAAGCAGTTGCGATAGCGATACTATTTCATGACTACCGAATTGTATATTCCACAGGAAGGTTTAACTGATTAATTTTCTCGGCAACAGCTATCAACCAATGCACCGAAGATGCTTCGGATTCAGCAAAAATCCATTCTTCACCCTGCAATTTGGTCTTGCCGTGATTTATGATGTACTGAGACAATAACTTGTGGTAGTTTAGGATACGTTGGTCCGCTGGATCCAAATTGCTGCGCTTAGGCAAATTTCGCAATGAAGCTGCAACTTTTTGAATATCTTCCTCTGACAGATTGCGATCACTATCATCAATGGTTACCTTGGTCGCTTTTAATCCCCATGTGGATGCAACAACTTCGACTTTGAACGACTCAAAACCAATTAATAGCGTCTCATCCCTTCTTAATTCCAATGTAAAATCGTGAAGAGGTGATAACGGGACCAATCTAAATATATTCCATTGCTCCGCGTTGAGTGTGTCACGCTTACAAAACAAGATTGGACCACCCATATTTGGTGTTATCTCTATGACATCACTTGGTATTCTTTTCCACCTAGTGCCTTGTCTAAGCCGTAAAATATGGGCTCGGTGACTTTTTATCTCAATGTCTTCAAACTGCTGATGATCGTTTACCTGAAAAGATGCTTTGTCTCGGTAAATGCACCCTCCCAGAACCAGAGGCATTAGCAAGATGCCACACATTTGTATCAAATTCATACCAAAGAGTTTATGGCAATGAGTTTGTTGTTGGCAAATCATCAATCGTTGGAGGAAGACCATTGGGAAACTGTTGGGGGTAATAGTTTATCGGAAACGTACCTCCTTTATCCACATATTCCGTGGTAAAATCGCCTCCACTAGGACAGCACTTTTCATATTCTGCTATGGCTTGTTGCAATGCTGTTCTTGAATCTTCCAGATATAGACTAGCTCCACCCGCACCATCCGGGTAAGCCGTGCATTTGCACCCAATCCAAGTACATCCTTCGCCAGTATTTTCAGGTAAACCTGTCAACGGGATTTGGTTAGACGAACGGGAATGCGTACCATCAGGCCCTTCCTCCCCCAAAGGGTTACTTTGCGTAGAGTATGGAATAGGATGAATTTGATAAGGGCCTCCACCGAACTGAAACACAGGAGATCTCGGGTCACTTCCTGATTTGAATTCCGGCCCCCATTTGCCATCACTTCGTATTCTTGTGTTTGTTCTTTTCCCTGTCGGCTGAAGGTCTCCATCTCCTTTAGCCGGTTCTCTACCCACACCACTCCAAACTTTTTTGTCGCAACAAAATGCGGTTATTGTGGACAGAGTGCCCACATGACACCCACTAACAATTCGCTCGACCAAAATCCTGAACTTGCAAGTATCTAGACCAAGAACATCCATCCAATTCACGGCATCATTACCGACCATGACATACAAGTTGATTCCGCCTTTCTCTCCGATGGGGTCTCTGGCGAGCCATCTGCCGAGTTCTGTTGAGTAATAACGGTAGCCGTAGTTGTACCAGCCGGTGTCAGCATCGCGGAACTCCGCATGGAACAGGAACTCCCAGCCATAGGCTGACACGCTCCGCTCCTCAAAGCTGGCGTTCATGAACGTCGTGCCGCCAAACGCACTGTAGCTGTAGCGCTCAATGACCGCGCCTCCGGCATCGCTCAGCGCCACCACATCCAGCATGTCCTTGAGCGGATAGCTTCGCTCGTCGAGTGCGTCTCCCGGCGTGGTCGCGCGATCCCTCAACAGCATCTCCCACCGGCTTGCTGGCTGCCACACATGCTGCACCACCGGCACCGGCACGCTGCTGCCACTGCTGCTTGAAGAAGAACTGCTGCTTGATGGTGGCGGGGGCGGCACCGCCTGCCGCTCCTCCACGCTGCGCCAACTGTCGTTGTAGTAAATCTGCCGCGCTTCCTCGCCCGCCTGTCTCACCACAATGCGCCGCGCCTGCGCATCATACTCATACTCCGCCATCAATGTGCCGCCGTTGTTGTACACCCGCCGCAGCCGGTTCCACGCGTCCCACTCCAGGCGGCGCGGCTCTCCCGTCAGGTCATCGCCCGTTGGCACTGTGAGCATGTTGCCATTCGCATCGTAGGACAGCCCCGCGCTGCTGCCGTCCACCTGCACCAACTGGTTGCTGCGGTTGCTCACCCGCGTCTGCTCAATCTGCGGCGCTCCATTGGCTAACAACTCATACCCCAGCCAGTTCCCCGCCTCGTCATACCGGAACGCCTCCTGCTGCGCTGGAATGCCGCCAATCGCCGTGGCGTTCGTGTTCAATCGTCCCAACGTTCGACCCCGCACCTGGCTCAGCGCATCATAGGTGAACGCTTGATCGCCTCCCGCCGGGAGCGCCGCGTCTGCCAGCACATCCCTGCGCCATGTTCGACGGCTTGCACGATCATACCCCCAGCCCACCTGCACAGCGGCAGTACTCGTTGAGGGCTTCCACCACAGCATGTTCTCCACCCGCCCGAAGCGGTCGTAGCCCGTGTAAGGATCACCCGCGTCTCCCACCGGCTGCCCTGCCAGCGCCTTCCACCGCCGTTCCAGTCCCGGCTCCGAGAGCACCGTCACCGCCGGTGTGCCGGCTCCCAGGCAGCGGAACTCCGCCAGCACCGTCAGATCCTCATCATGCATTGACTGCACCCGGTTGAGCACGTCATCGATCCCATTGGTGTCCCCATACTCGTAGGCCACGATGCGCCCGTTGGGATATACCACCGTCTTGCGCCGCAACACTGCGTCCACCGCTCCCGTGCAGGTGTACTGCACCCGTGGCGTATCAACATCCACCGCTCCCGCGTGGCTCTGGATGTCCACCGTCAGGCAGTCGATCCCGTTGTAGTCAAACTTCACCTCGTTGAGCACTACCCCAAAATCCGAGTGGCTGCGGATGCTCTGCAACCTTCCGCGCACATCATAGCCGCTGCTCAGACGCCTTACCGCGCCATCCACACCCGGGCCCAGTGTCGGCACCGCATCATCGGTCACACGCCCAAGCCGGTCTCGCAAATACTGATGCACATTGCCGTTGGCGTCGGCCATCATCTCCACCTCCCCCTGCCGGTTGTAGATCAATGCGGTCGCATCTCCGGTGGGCAGCACCTTGCGCACCAGCAGCCCGCTGGTTGCCACTCCACTTTGCGCCAAGGTCGTCCCATACTCATACCGCGTCACCTGGTCCCCCGTCGCCTCGTCCCACAACACCTGCCGCGACACCCCGCCGTCAGGCGCATAAACCCATGTACTGCTCCCCTCAAAGTTGGACAAGAGCCAGTGATGTTCAGGCGGCTTGTTGATGGGGTAGGTTGCATAGGGTGAGGTAGGTTTGGCGTGGGGTGT